TTATGGCAAAGAGGAGCTTGTCAATCTACTCGTTACCCACTCGCTAACGGTTGGGGAGCGTTCAAACTGATTGCTCAAGACGGATTCTCTGAGTTCTCGACATCTGATTATTACGCATATCTATTGGGTATTGCTACATTCAACAACCCTGAGGCGGTAAATATTAACGTATTTGCAACACCAGGTATTGACTACTTGACTAACTCAAACTTGGTTGAACAAGCTATCGATATGGTAACTTTCCAAAGAGCAGACTCACTTTACATTGTGACAACTCCTGACTGTAATGTATTGTTACCAACTAATACCGATAACATCACACCTCCAACTGAGGCGGTGGATAATTTGAGTAATACAGGTATTGATTCTAACTACACTGCAACTTACTACCCATGGATTTTAGTAAGAGATACTGTAAATAATACTCAAATCTACATTCCACCAACAAATGAAGTTTGTAGAAACTTGGCTCTTACAGATAATATTTCTTTCCCTTGGTTCGCAACTGCGGGTTACACAAGAGGTTTGGTAAATGCTGTAAAGGCTCGTATCAAACTAACACAAGACCAAAGAGATACCCTTTACCAAGGTCGTATAAACCCAATTGCAACCTTCTCTGACGTTGGTACTGTTATTTGGGGTAATAAAACTCTTCAAATTGCTGACACTGCTCTAAACAGAATCAACGTAAGAAGATTGTTACTACAGGCTCGTAAGTTGATTTCAGCGGTGGCGGTAAGATTGTTGTTCGAACAAAATGATGCTAAAGTTAGACAAGACTTCCTTGACTCAGTAAATCCTATCCTTGACGCAATCAGAAGAGACCGTGGTCTATACGATTTCCGTGTGACAGTTTCTAACGATCCTGCTGACTTAGATAGAAATACTATGACAGGTAAGATTTACCTTAAACCAACTAGAGCGCTTGAATTCATCGATATTGAATTCTTGATTACACCAACAGGTGCTTCGTTTGAAAATATCTAATATAAAAAAATGGTGGGGAGAAATCCCCACCTTTAGCCTTTAAAATAATTTATGAGTAACGTAGTAAAAGAAGGATTTGATGATTTGGGTTTACCAACTCTTAAATACTATGCGTTTGATTGGGATGACAATTTGATGTTTATGCCAACCAAAATAATCGTTCAATCTGAGGATGGTAAAGAAGTTGGTATGTCTACAGAAGATTTTGCGGAATACCGTGTAAAGATAGGTAAGGAGCCCTTCAATTATGAAGGACATACCATTACTGGTTTTGCACCCGATCCCTTCAGAAACTTCACAACAAAGGGTGACAGACAGTTTTTGATTGACAGTATGAAGGCCAAACCAGGTCCTGCTTGGGCTGACTTTGTGGAGGCTGTCAATAATGGGTCTATATTTTCAATTATTACCGCAAGAGGTCATAATCCTAACACTCTAAAAGAAGCTGTTTATAATATGATTGTGTCAGATCATATGGGTCTTAATAAAGACTTACTCATCAAGAATCTAAAAAAATTCCGTGACTTCGTGGGTGACGACAAAAAAGGGAAAAAAGATTTGATCCGTGAATATATGGACCTACTAAAGTTTTATCCTGTAACATTCGGTCAGGGTTCTGCGTCTTCTCCTGAAGATCTTAAAGTTCAAGCAATGAAAGAATTTATTTCATATGTAAAAGGACAAGCAAAAGAACTAGGGCAAAATGTATTCTTAAAAGATGATGTAAAGAATAGATTTGTACCTCAAATAGGATTTTCAGATGATGATATAAGAAATGTAGAAGTTATGAAGAAGGAATTTGAAGATGAACCAGTTCTTAAGACCTATTCTACAGCTGGAGGTGTTAAAACTAGATATTAGAGATAATAAATTTTCGAAAAACAAAGTCAAGACAAAAATTTTAAACGGCAGTATTTATAATAAACAAAAATAAAAAAAACAAAAAAAAGTAACATACCATGGCAGACTTATTAATGAAAATGCCGGTTCCTTATGAACCAAAAAGAACCAATAGATTTATCCTACGTTTCGATTCTACGTTGGGTATAAATGAGTGGTTCGTTGAATCAACGGGTCGTCCAAGTATTGACATCAACCCAGTTGAGATTCCTTTTTTGAATACCTCTACATTTGTTGCAGGTAGATTCAAATGGAATTCTATAAATGTTAAATTCCGTGACCCAATCGGTCCATCGGCAACTCAGGCTCTTATGGAGTGGGTTCGTCTACACGCTGAATCAGTAACTGGTCGTATGGGTTACGCTGCGGGATATAAGAAAAACGTTGACCTTGAAATGTTGGACCCAACAGGTGTTGTTGTGGAAAAATGGATTTTGGAAGGTACAATGATCACAAAGACAGCTTGGTCTGAAGCTAACTACTCTCAGGACACATTGGCGACATTGGATGCAACACTCCAAATGGACCGTTGTATCTTAGTCTACTAAGATGTTTACTTTTTATTGTTGATTAATAAGCAACTCATGGTATAATTAACACAGGGACAAATTCCCTGTGTTTTTTTTTATGGAAAATGATGTAAAAATATACGGACAACAAGATTTTTCACTTCCACACGATGTGGTGAAACTTCCGTCTGAAGGAAAATTTTATAAGAATAAAAAGAAGAGTGTAAAAGTCGGATACCTAACCGCGGCGGATGAGAACATCATCATGGCAGCAAAGGCTGAAGATATGATTATGACGCTTCTTAGATCGAAGGTATATGAACCAGACCTTCGTCCTGATGATATGATGAATGGTGACATCGAGGCGATTCTTATTTTCTTGAGAAATACCTCGTTTGGGTCGGAATATAAAATCCAAGTCACGGATCCTGAAACTGGAAAAAGATTTGGTAGTGAAATCCAATTGGATGAATTGGATATCAAAAGGGGTGAAGTAGAACCTGAGGAAGATGGTACTTTTTCGGTTGAATTACCCAAATCAGGTACTTCTGTAAAAATCCGTCCACTTACTTACAAAGAAATTATGGAAATCAACAAACAGGCTGAATCCTATCCTGTTGGTAGAGTTGCTCCAAAAGTAACATGGAAATTACAAAAACAAATTGTGTCAATAAATGGTGATGAAACACCTGGCACAATTGCTAAGTTTGTTGATGGTTTACCCATTATGGATTCTAAATTCATTAGAAATTTCTTGGATGTTAATGAACCAAGATTGGATCTGAGAAGGTCTGTTTTAGCCCCGTCAGGAGAAAAAGTGACCGTCGATGTCACTTTCGGGGCTGAATTTTTTCGCGTTTTCTTCTGATTATTCCAAATACCAACTAGATGAATTCTTTGTCTTAGCAAGACAATTGGGTATTTCATGGACTGAATATCACAAAATACCCACATATGCTAGAAGATATTTGATCGACAAAGTATTGGACTCAAATAAAAAAGATTGATGATTCTATTTATTAGAATCAGATAAGATCGCATGCAAGCACCAAATCCCAATCCGAATCCCAATCAGAATCCGGGTCAAATAGCTGACTTTGTTAAAAAATTAAGACAGGGGGTTGAAGATGCGTTTTCTACTTTGAGTTCTCGTACTATAGAGTTAGAACAACAATTTACAACATTCAACGCAAAATTTGCTGGAGAAATTGGGCAAACACAAAAAGCAATCGTAGGATTACGTGAGGAAATTGCTGTGGCAACACCAGGTATTTCGGGGTTGGGTGGAGACCTACAGGATGTATTGAATATTCAGTTATCAATTGCTCAAGCACTCAACACAAACGTCATCACTTTAGGTGAAACAGTTCAGGATTTATATGTTGCTGGCCAAGCGGTAGGGGTAAGTAGTGAACTAGTTGGTGAAATGGTCGGTAAGTTTCAGGATGCTGGTGTTCAAGTTGGTCTAATACGAGATACATTACAGGAAACGGTAGACATTGCACGATCTATCGGGGTAAATACGAATGCGGTATTTTCAATGGTTCAGAAGAATCTTGGAGAGATGAATAAATATGGCTTCGAAAGAGGAACCGCAGGTATGGCAAGTATGGCGGCTAAGGCAGTAATGATGAGGACCGACATGAGTAAAATCTTTACGTTTGCTGAAAGAATATTCACACCTGAAGGAGCTATCAACGCAGTGTCGGCATTCCAAAGATTAGGTGTTGCGGTAGGCGATCTAGCAGATCCTTTTAGACTTATGTACTTGGCTTCTGAAGATGTTGAGGAACTACAGAATCAAGTGGTAAAAATGACTTCAACAATGACCTATTTTGATGAGAAAACCAAATCCTTCAAGGTTTTCCCCTATGCAAAAAGAGATTTGAGAGAAATTGCTAACGAAACAGGTCTTGCTGAGGAAGAGTTAATAAGAATGTCCATTTCCCAGCAAAAATTGAACATGATTGCTAAAGACTTTAGAATACAGGGTATTGATGAAGAGTCAAAAATGTTTATAACAAATCTAGCTCAATATAACCAACAACGAGGAGGATTTACGGTCAAAATCGGAAAAGATGAAAAGTTAGTAACTGAACTAACTCAAGGAGATATTGAACAGTTACAAAACGAACCTGTAACTTTGGAAGAATTGGCAAAGGCATCTCTAACTGAAGATGAATTACAAACAGCCTTATTACAACAATTATTGGATTCGTTTGCAGCACCTACCGCTGCGTCAAGATTAGCAACAGACCCAAGAGAGGTTGCTCGTGGTCTATTGATGGGGGCTGGAGATCGATTGGATGCCTCTGTTGGTAATCAAAGGGCGGGTATAAATGCTGTGAATAAATTAGTTGAATCATCATCTAAAAGTCTAATGGACCTATTGAGTGGTGAAGGATCACTTTCTGAACTAACTAATGTAATTGGTAAAGCAACCGCAGATATTGAGGGTGGATTTACAAGAATAGCTGAAACTATAACAGACATAGACTTGGGTGAAGTAGTTTCAAAATACACTTCTTCAGGAAATATAATTTACGAAGGAGCTTTAAAAGCCTATGAAGGGTTGAATAATTTATATCAAAAAGTATCCAATTTCACAGTTGACCAAGTTGTTCCCCAAACTGAAAAATTACAAAACGCTCCGACTAAAACAGTTGTTGAGTTTGCTGATGTAAAATACCAAGGTAATTTGAATGTAGTTTTATCAACTCCAACAGGAACACCACAGTCGGTTTCTATAACGGATCAAATGGCTTATGACCTATTTCAAAACCCAACATTCCAAAAACAAAACCAAATGGCCATCCAACAAGCGTTGGCTTCAAACAATTATGCGGGATTACCTAACACCGCATCATAAAAAAAAATTAACTTATCCTATTTATAGTAATAAATAAAAAGGATGCCAAGTAGCTTATCATTTTTAGCGACCAAAGCGATACGAGAAAAGTTGTTGCTGAGAAACCTGAAGCCATATTCCAAACCAGGTGTATTTGCTCCACAGTCTCAACCAGCAACAGGTGAGCTTATACAAAGCGATTACAACGTAATTGATTCACCTGACATATTGATTGATTCCAATCCGTATGCAAACGTTTTGGGTGTAAAAAATGAATTCGGTCCCTTAGGTGGATATAATTTAGATATTAATGGACTTATATCTACCGCACAAAACACTCCAAACCAAGGTCCATACGGTCCATATCCACCCTATACAGATGCCTTGGAATTGTATTCAACTACATTCCAAAAAAGACAATACATTAAAAACGAATATACTCCCGACATAGGTTATATAAGATACTATGATATCGGGGATATTATTAAGGTACAAAAAAACGCCACGTATTGGGAACCACCTAGTTTTAGACCATCATCTTATTCACCATTCGCAATTCTCCTACAAGAAGATCCTGCTGGTGATGCTGGTGTTGTGTCACAGGACTCTAGAATGATGCAGTTAGCCGCTGAAAGGGCTAAGTATAGTTTTCAACAACGTGTCAATCAGAATGTAAGAACTCAAACAATAGGGAGAGTAAACATTCTCAATGGATTACAAGATCCCGTTAATTTATCTCAAATTCTTGCAGGACGTAGACCAATAATTGATAGAGATTGGAAAATAACCAGTGGTGGAGGAAGTATTCTATCACAGGGACAAGACATTGTTCAGAGGATTGCAGGATTCACTCTACCGTTTTCACCAATACCTGGTGATTACTTTGAACAGGACAACATTCAAAGAGATTTCAATACCACACAATCTTTATTACGAGCGGAGGGTGGATTAGCCGCCAGAATCGTTGGGGGTTTATTTGGATTGAATGGATCTAGACCTAAGTCACCCTCTCAAGTATTTTTAGATTACACAGGATCAGGACAGAGAGCACAGCTCACCTCGAACTTGGACTTGAACAGATATAGACCACAGTACAACACAGGTGGTACTGGAATTATTTCGGCAATCGGGAATGCCATAAGATTCGCGTTTGGTGCAAATAATGGTGCTGGAACTTATTATGTTGGTAGTCCTGAAAGGGAACCACAATATTTGGTTTCACCTCCAGGTGAAGTGCCTATTGATCCATTCGGACAACAAGTTTTAGCTCCCGTTTATGGCCCTGATGTTTTAGGTAAGGAATATGAAGGTCCCGACCAGAATTTCCAATTTGGTCTAAATGGTAGGGCTTTCGAAGATGATGGAAGTTTATCAGGTGGTTTCTCTTGGGTAAATGGAAAATGGGCACCAAATTCAGGTAGAAGACAGAAACCTGGTGGGGATTATGCGTTAGAGGATCCAGATTACCCACTGATTTCAGGACCTTTTGAAGGAACTCAATCAATAAATTACGAATTTACCCCTGGGTCAATTTTAGACGACACACAAAGACTTATTGATTCCGTGCCTAATAACGGTGCTAGATTTGGTCACGTCGGTAACGCTATTGATCAGACTTCAAAAGTATTTTTTGATGGTTATAAAGAAATAACAAAAGGTTCACAAGTAATAAAATACTCCGATGGACAAGCCAACGTGGGTATTGAATACTGTAGAGTATTCACCAAAGATACTCCATACTATACATTTACAGACCTTCAAAAGTACGAAGGTAACATAAGAAAATTCAAATATTCAATCATGGACTCCACGTTCAATTTGAATATTAGTCCAACAAAGGGGGAGGATTCTACAAACATTATTGACGGACAGGTTACCAAATATATGTTCTCTATAGAAAACTTAGCATGGAGAACCGGTAGTCGTCCTGGATATAGATACAATGATTTACCTGCTTGTGAAAAAGGACCAAATGGTGGTAGAATTATGTGGTTCCCACCATACGATTTGACATTCTCAGAGGATACCACACCAAGTTTCAACGAAACGTCTTTCTTAGGGAGACCCGAACCAATTTATACCTATAAGTCAACACAACGTAGTGGTTCTTTAAAATGGAAAATTATTGTGGATCACCCATCAATTCTTAATTTAATTGTACAAAAAGTATTGGCAAACGAAGGTGATCGACCTAAGGTTGACTCGATCGTAAATTCATTCTTTGCTGGTTGTAAAAAATACGATTTATATGAACTTGCAAAAATATATAATACAGTTCCTTTGACTGAATTACAGGCTTGGCAAGAGGTGATCAACAATCCGAATACTACAAACGAACAATATAAAGATGCCCTGAATTTCTTACAAAATGAAGATGGTGTTGCACCAACAGGTGGGGGGACAGGACCTTCATCTTCTGAGGCGATTTCTGTTGATTACTTGGCATCCTATGAAAAAAATGGGTTTTATTTTGACAATGATATTCCAGGTTCAAATCCTTCTTTGACAACATCTACACCATATGAACAAACCTATAATACCTACACATCTGCGGCTAACCAACAGGTTTACCAAAGTAGAGCAATTCAGAAAACAAATGTAGATTTATTTTTCAAAGACACTGTGGAAAGTAATTACACAAAAATACAAGAATTAGGTTCAAAAATATTTGAAATATTAGAACAAAAACAAGCTCAAAAAGTGGTTATTGATTTGATAGGAAGTGCCTCATCACCTCAAACGGTTGACTATAACAACAAACTATCCTCAAGAAGGATTAGTTCTGTTGAAAATTTCTTTAACACATTTATCTTCGGAAATGGTAAATCACTCAGTAAATGGATTTCAGAAGGAAAGGTTGTTTTTACAAGAAAACCACAAGGAGAACAATCAACCGCAACACCAAGAGCTGGTTCAACTGTTTTGGGTCCGTTCTCCTGTACTCAAAATTTAACAGGAAACGATAAGATATATTCTGTGCAGGCAATGGCTTGTAGGGCGGTGATAATTAATAAAATCACAATAGAACCTAATGTGGATCAACCAGTACCTAATAATGTTGGTGTAAGTGCTCAATTATTAGAAGATGGTAAAAAAATACAACCAATCAAACCTGGTGCTGGAAATACACAAGCAATCCAACAACCAACTCAATATCTTTACAAAGGAGCTTCCAAAAAACTTCTTAGATATTTGTTGAGTGAATGTGATTACTTTGAAGTGATGAAAGTTTCAAACCCTTTCATATACGACTCAATCAAAGAAAAAATCAAATATTTCCAACCATCATTCCACTCTATGACCCCTGAGGGATTGAATTCGAGACTAACTTTTTTACAACAGTGTACAAGACCTGGTGATACAATTCCAACAATAGGAGCTGACGGACAGAAATTATACAATGATGCAATCAACACGTCGTTTGGAGCACCCCCTGTTTTAGTACTTAGGATCGGTGACTTTTATAACACTAAGATTATACCAAAGAGTTTTAACTTTACTTACGACAAGACATTCGATATGAACCCCGAGGGTATCGGATTCCAACCGATGATCGTTGACGTACAAATGAGTTTTAATTTTGTTGGTGGTATGGGACTGAAAACTCCGATTGACACTCTACAGAACGCATTGTCATTCAATTACTATGCAAATACAGAGATGTATGATGAAAGGGCTGAGGCAACGGAAGACACCACAAAGTTGGATAAGGAAATTATTCAATCGATACAGAATCAAAATCCTGTTGTGGGGGCTAAGAATGTTCAAAACAACTTAACAACTGATGGTGGAAACACGATCGGAGTTCAGAGTGTCACAGGACAAACAGCTTCGGGTGTGACAGGAACAATTGCTTACAAGAACTTCATGAATGGATTGGTAGATCAGACCAAAGAATATTTCAATGGTGGTTTGACTTACTTTGAAAACTTGTTGAACAATTATAACTACGGAATTATGTCATTGGTAAATGACACTTCGGGAAAAAATATTGGATACAATACGGGGACATTGAATGGTAATACCACCGCAATTATTGGTAAGAGTCTTCAGGTTCAAAAGAATTTGGACAATTCCTTCTCTAAATTAATCGCTGCGATCGATGATGGAGACATACCAATATTTGCCGCCCAAGCATTCGTAAATCCGTTGATAACCACTGCTCAAAAGAGATTATTCAAGAAAAACTATAAAGATTTCGTGAATACTTACAAGAACAATTTTGTTGCTGGTATTTCTGAAAACATTTCCACAATAGTTCAGACTCAACAGAACTTAGTTTTTAATTTTGATAGACTAAACTTTGTATTAGCAGGACCAGCACCTACAAATGGTTATGATGGTAAGGTAAACAAACAAAATATTGCGGAAATGTTTATTACCACAGGAACAACCGAAACCTTCAACGGAAGTCCTGTCAACACATATACACAATTAGGTACGGATGCAACTACTTTATCCAACAATATCGGCGATTATATTACCCAACTTACCAATGGTGAGATATATGTTGGAAACGCCTATAATAAAACAACAGGAGCTTACACACCACCGTCTAGTGAAAACCTAACGAACACTTTATTGAATACTGATTTTGCCAAACTTGAGTATATGATAATGTCAAAAGCCATGTTGAAGGACAACAAACAAACCTTCCTAAATGCTTTGAAACAAGGTCTTGATCAGGCGACACAAAACGCAGTGGATTTCTACTACGATGGTATTGGAAATTCATCATCAAGATTTAATGTGTGGAAACAAATCTACGACCAAAACAAAACTTTGATAACAACCTTCAAAACTTCTACAGTTGGACTATCTTTTGTAGAATATACCCCCACCTTTGGTAAAACACAAGAAAGGGTTACAATATTTGAAACAACTCTTACCCCACCTAATAATATCAAAAATAATCTTCAGAACCTCTATTTAGCTAAGAACGATTCATCACAAATAAACCCATACAATCTAAAGAGAAAGTTCAACTAAGATGCAAAGTTATTACAACAGATACCAACAATTCTTTGTAAATGGAGAACAAACCACTATCCCGTTTATTCCTTTGCCATCTAAGACAACAGATCAGAGATATGTTTACAGAGTTGGTATGAGTAGATTGGATAAGGTATCACAAGAATATTATGGTACACCATTTTTCGGGTGGCTTATTCTTCAGGCTAATCCTGAGTTTGGTGGGTTGGAATGGAATATTCCAAATAACTCTGTGTTGACAATTCCGTTCCCACTTGTATCATCTTTACAAGATTATAAAAATGGAGTAGACAATTACTTCTTCTATTATGGCCGATAATTTAGGAAATAACAACAACGTATACGTAGATTTCGATTGTCAAAACATCATTTTGGTTGATCCAAACAAAACACAAAATGATAATGGTACAGTATCGGAAAGGAAGTTAGCACAAGAAGATTTGGTGATGTACGCCAACTTGGAAGCCAGAGTTATTCCGAGAACAAAATTAGCCGTGGGGGCACCGATTTCTGATGCGATACGAAACGTACCGTTGGCGTCGATGAACTTTTTGAGACCTGGAGGAAGAACCGAACTGAGAAACGACTATCTTGATGAGATCACGGGGTTGAACACACAGAGTGGGAAGGGAACAAACCAACCAGGAAGGACAAATATTCAAGTAGAAAATAAAACAGATGAGTTTTATGTTTCTCAGAATGTGATTAATCCATTAGATACGGGTCTTTTAGGAATCGAATCAATTAGGATTAAGAATACAAGAAGTGCTACTCCAACAGTAGAAATGGTTCTTATTGACACACAAGGACGAGCATTGTTTGAAAAAGGTGAAAATTCTGAGTATGCGGCATTCTTCAATTTACCATACCCAATATTCTTTTTAACTCTAAAAGGGTATTATGGTAAAGCGATTCGATATCAACTTATTTTGACAAACTTTTCAGCCGCTTTTGAGGGTAATACGGGTAACTACCGAATAAGTTTGACTTTTTATTCGTACAAATACACAATATTGGCTGAAACTCAAGTTGGTGCTTTATTTGCCCTACCATATATGTATCCGAGTGATTTTAGAGTTCAGTCAACAGGTCAAGAACCCCCTGCAGTACAGGCTGCAAGAGCATCATTAGGGAATGATAAAACTGGAACTCAAGTAATTAGATCTACAAAAGGGTATTCGTCAATTAAAAATATGTATGCCAAATACAAGGCTCAAGGTTTAATTCCAAAAGACTTACCTGAACTTTCTATACCTGAACTTTTGGCTCGGTTAGAATTACTTCAAAGAAATATCATTCAAGGATTTGGTCAAGTTGACTTTAGTCCACTTTCAGACATCCAAAATTACAACAAGTTACTTACTGACTTTTACAATGACGTTTATTCGTCGAATGAAAATTCATGGTACTCAAGATACATTGATTCCAACAATGTGTTTATTTATAAATCAAAGGTGGAGGATACACCACCAAATAAAGAACCTGAAAGTTTAAATGTTTACTTGTTCAAGACCAATATTGCAAGTGATACACAAGCCAGTTTAGATGCATACACACAATTAAAACAAATTGTTGATTCCTACAAATCAGCCTTAGCTAAAAATCCTACGCTTGGTCTGAACGGATCGTTCACAATAGATGGTGTAAAAGATGATTCGACAAAAATTACCGCAATAAACAAAATAAATGTGATCAATCCATCAAAGAGTTTAGATCAAGAAAAAGTTTTGATTGAGGATACCTTTAGAAAAGCAATTTCTCTAAATGATATTGATTGGAAAGCAACATTTGTTGCGAGAAATAAAAGAGAAGGTACTGATTTGGAAGTGTTAGATTTGAAGACTAAGTCGGCAGACTTATTCAGACCGACTCAGACAAACGTGGGTGGACTGGCGATATTTTACCCTACCTATAATTTTATATTTGATGGTCAAAATCAATTCACAGGAATATTCCAACAGATAATCAACGATGTTAACAAACAAAAAGAAAAAGTTGTTCTTGCTTTAGGGGCATTTTTACAAAGAAAAATAGAAGGACCCAACGGATTGGGATTCAAACCATCCTTGAGAAATGTTATGGCAATGTTGTTTGCGTCTATTGAAGGATTTTATTTATTGTTGGATGATGTACACACTGATGCGTGGTCTCAGAGATTGAATAGAAAAAGAAGACAAGCAATTTTTAATCCAACAATAACATCGGCTAATCCCGACACTTATCAAAACACCCCAACAACGAATACACCTAATTTGGCTGATGTTCCTGTATATCCTTGGCCTCAATATCTTGTAGATACAAATGTTGAAGATGATGAACCTTTCGAGATTAGATATCCAGGTGAATCAAGCCAAATTGCTAGAACTGGTGCAAACGATTATGTTGCATGGCCTGAAGTAGAATTTGTTGAAGAATACATCAAAGGTTTAGCAAAAACTTTAGATGCTCCACCGGCACCGAATGGTAATGAAAACCTATCAAGAACAATATCAAGAATATCAGTCAATGCCGTCGAATTCCCGATGACTAATTTCCCATACTCAGACTATCAAAGTGTGAAATTTTTGTATGAAATTTATGAAAGAGTTTTATTGGCGGCATATTGGGACAGATTGTCAAAAGGTCAACAAGAAAACTTTGAGATATACAAATCCCTTTCGGATATAGAGAACGTCAATATCCAAACGTCATTATTAGGTGCAAGTCCACAACTTACCAAAATATTAAAAAATATTGCGTTATCACCCGTAAATTATTTGGACGTTTTGAGAAACTCATCCAACGATGGTAATGGACCAAGTTGGCAACAACTGATACGAGGTATATTCACATCAGAATATCTAAGAGCCATTACAACAAAAGATTATGGTATTTTACCCAACACAACTTTCTCTAACTCTTCAGAGTCCACAAACCAAAGCGTTGACTCGATATCAAAGATTGAACAATTTATAAAAAATACAAAATCGAATCAAACAGATATTGCCGATCTCTATCCATTTGTTGATACAAACTGGACAAAAACAAATCTGTCGTCATTCGGTAACACTGAAAACACCTATTTGACAACCAAAAGTCTTTATGTAAACACCACAAAAAAGTTTATTACCAACTTCCAAGATGGTCTTTCTCAAAATGAAAATAGACCTTTCACTAGTGGTGAATTTTTGACTGTGAATATCCCTGAATTAGAAAACTCCAACGGTCAACTAAAAAGTTTTGACACATTCTATTTGGAAAGAACTATATCTGGAGATTATTTAGTTACCGAAGGACCTATAAAATATCAAAACAAAACAGGTAGAATTACTTTAGAACAAAGTACTTCGATGATGAATACACCATTCTTTATCAATGCGATTGATGATGCGGTAACAAAACAAAAAGCGGGTGATTTAAATCCATATGTTGTTCCGGCTTACTTGTTTTTAAATTCTTTACCCCTGAGTACTCTAAGAGAAAAATACAAGAATGTAAGTCCAACACAAAACACTGAATTAGATTACATTTTCGCAACCATGACAAAATTCGGAGGGGTTCATAAGGTCCCTTATGCTTGGGTTTTAAAATATGGTTCTATATGGCACAGATATAAAAAGTGGGTTGAGAGTAACACAGATATCTTGAATCCAGTTTGGAATAACGTAAATTATTTTGATCTATACGATCCCACAACTCAGAATTTACAAAAGTTTTATAGTTTTCAAAACCAACAAAACAAAGCCGTAGATATTGTTGCTCAAACAAACGTAAATCTTATTGGTGTAACATTATCAACTATGAACGTAGGATTTTATCCAAAGTTGATAAATGATTATTATTACATCTTTACTGGACAAGATTTGTTTACAACATATTCTAATACAGAATTTCAAAGTGCGGTTACTGAAGGTTTGAATGTTGGTAATATACAAAAGAGCTCAATCGAATTACCATTAGGTTTTGATAATTCTCAACCAGGTAGGGTTTTAAATTTCAGAACTTGGTACGTGAGTTTTGATTCAAAAAACTCATCTAAATTCAATCCATCAATACAAAATCAAACAATTATAATACCTTCGTTTGGTAGTAACTATAACCAAATAAGTGAGGAGTGTTTTAAGGAGACTTCTACTGGTAGAACACTCACCCAAGAAGTGTTTAATAATACCGCAATTTACGATGCGGTTGCAAGACCATTTTGGTCATCGCCAAACTATGGATATTTTGAATTACCAAGTATTACACAACCAAGATACGACGAATATTTCAAAGAAATCAATCCAAATCTCCCCAATAAAAATCCTTTTGAATTACAAAACGAATATAGTAACATCGAGGAAATTTTCGGGGTTTTGAAAAAAGAAATCCTTGATGAATTTGAAACCGAGTTTTTGAATTTTTGTACACCTCAGACAAATAGCGAATTGGACTTCAATATCCTTGTCAATAAGAATTTCCAAACTTTATTACAAGAATTAATGTCTGTGGACAAGATTGACAATCAAATAACATACGAAAACTATGTTAGGGATGTTGCAGTATCTCAAGCGGAAAAAGTTACCAATACAATAAGATCATTCT